AATTAGGGAAATGGGTAGTATACTGCCGAATCAGATTGAGATTTTATCTGCCCATATTTGGGATTTTAACACAGGAGGGCAATTTTTTGACGATACAAGATCTATGCAGAGATAAAAAAGCCGCATTGCACATGACGTCTCAAGACATCGCGGACAAATCGGGTGTGCCGCTGTCCACCGTCAACAACTTTTTTGCAAATGCGTCAAAATCGCCATCCATCAGTACCGCAGGGCCGATCTGCGCTGTTTTGGGGATTTCTATGGATGAGTTTTTTGGCATCACAGACAAACTCACCATGTCGGAGGAAGTCCTCAGCGCTAAAAATGATTCACTCCGCGCCCACAAAAAGGAGCTGGAAAAGCATCTGGTTGATAACGGAAAAACCATGAAGATCATGATGGATGGCGTCCGTACTCGAAACCGGATCATCGCCGCCCTGCTGGTGCTCCTGTGTCTGGTTGCCATGTATGCGCTGTATCTGGACTTCCACTGCGTCCAGATCGGCTTCTGGCGAGGGTGACCCATGGCACGATACCCGAAATACTACGTCCGGCCTGACGGCCTCCATGAGACCATCCTCCGGATCAACGGCAAGCGTAAGGCCTTCCGGGGGAAAACCGACAAGGAGGTCTGGGAGAAGGTCAAGGCCTTCGACCGGGAGGCGGACCGCATCGAAACGGAAAAAGCCGCGGTATTTGAGAAAATCGCGGACGCATGGTGGTCGGAGATCGAACCGACCTTAGAGCACAATACCCAAAAAAGCTACCGTCCGGCGCTGGCCAGAGCCAAGAAGGAATTTGCAGGGAGGCCGCCCGGCGAGATCACCGCAAAGGAGATCGACCAGTATATTAAGGACTTCTCCGCCACCCGCGCCCGGAAAACCGTGGTGACCCAGTTGCAGATCATCCGCCAGATCTTCCGAAAGGCCGAAGTGGATGGCGTTATAAGCTACAACCCGGCCAGCGCCGTGAAGCCGCCTCGAAACCTGACGCAGACCCACCGGGACGCGCCCCTTCCGGAGCAGATCGAACTCATAAAAAAAGGCGCAGGCCTCCCCTTCGGCCTGTTTGCCTGTCTCATTTACTACACCGGCTGCCGCCGGGGCGAGGCGCTGGCCCTCACCGGCGCCGACATCGACCGAAAGAAAAATCTTGTGCACATCAAAAAATCTGTGTATCATGTAGGCAACTCGCCCCACATCAAACAGCCGAAGTCTGATGCCGGATGCCGGGACGTTCCGCTTCTCCCGGCGCTGGCCCAGCTGCTCCCCAAAAAGCTGGGGAAAGGCTACCTGTTTGCGGAGCCGGACGGCAGCCTTTTGACAAATGATCATTTTACTGCGCTGTACGATGCCTACCGGGGCGCCAGCGGCGTCACCGTCACGCCGCACCAGATCCGGCACGGCTACGCCACCGCCCTGCTGGAAAGCGGCGTGGATCCCAAAACGGCGCAGGTGCTCCTTGGCCACGCCCAGCTGTCCACCACCATGGACATCTACACCCACGTCCGGGACGGCCAGCTGAAGGCCGCTGCGGAAAAGATGGAAAAGGGCTTCTGAACACATATTTTCCAGCTGAACACACTTCTGAACACAGAAACCCGCAAATCGTTGAAAACAGACGGAAAGAATAGGGTTCAAATCCCTCCTTCCGCGCCAAATGAAAAACCGTTGGAATTGCTTGCAATGCTTGCAATTTCAACGGTTTTTCGCTGTTTTTAACTGGCTGTTAGAGACGGATAGAAGCGGTTATAAAGCAATGCGTAAACACAGTGCTGAACACAGTCGGCTCTACTTCCCCGCCTTGACGATGCCGAAATAGTAGGCAGCCAGTTTGTCCCGGAAACCGGGGCCGTCTTTATCAAACAAAAACGCCTGTGCCATCTCGCCAAAAAATCCAACGGTCTTAATACCGTAATGCAGTGCCACCTCGCCGTAGTCGGCGTACATCATATTTACGGTGATCCACCAGCACCACGGGGGTACCTGCTCTGCAGAGATCCCCATGCTGTCCGCCAAAGCGCTGGTCTGCTCAATAGGCCAGTGCGGGCCAGTGGTGCCGTCAGCATTTTCCAAACCCGACGCCCATTTTTCCGCTTCTGCCTTGGTAAAATCCATTTTCCAGCGGAGTAGCATGTCCCGTCTGGTCAAAGTTTTTTCCGCCGATGCGGTAAGGTTGAGCTGAGATCGGATCGCGTAAAGGATTGACAACCGCTCATAGTTTTTCCAACTGGACGGCTCCGCCTCCAACCGTTTGATCCACAAGGACAACTCCTGCTCATCGATCATGGGGCCGCACCCCCTTATCCCTCCACGGCGTCCATGCAGCGCTGGATCGCGCTGCGAATGGTATCATCATCGGCATCGTCCAGCATATCCCGGAGCTGTCGGCGCATGGCCTCCCGGCCGTCGTCGCGGCTGTAATGGCCTCGGACGTAATGTCGACGGGCATAGGAGCTGCCACGGCTGTAGCCGCGTAGATCATCGTCCAGATACCGCCCGGAATAGCCGCGCTCGTCCATCGCCTCGATCTTATCGATGTTTTTGATGGTATCGGTCAGTTTGTGGGCAATGTCCAGATCTCCGGCACCCAGCTCGCCCTTGCGGATCAGATCGTCAAGTTCCTTGCAGAGCATATCACGCAGTTCGTACATAGATTTCATTCCCATTGTGTTCTCCTTCCTCAGCAAACTCTGGTAATGATAAGGTTCGCGTTTCTCACGTCAATGTCCTCGCCACTAACGTTGCGGATGGACAGCGACGCGCAGCAGCCCTTTGTAACGTCAACGTACTCGGATGCCGCCACATTGAAAAATGCCCCCGCCGCTGCGGGCGTCACCGTCGCAACGGAGGACGGGAGCGGTTCACCGTCCACCGCAATGGCAACGGAAATGGGGCCGGGGGTCCCGCCGGTGCTTATGGCAATATTGCCGATAAAGTCCACCTTATAACGGACGCGGCATTGGGAGCAGTTACCACGGAGGTTAAACAGACCGGAGCCTGCGCGGTGCGTCACAAGGCCCTTAGTGCAGGGGATCGGTGCTTCCGTAAAAAGCACGTTCTGGTTTGCCGCTACGGTCTGTGCGGCAATGGCAGTGTATTCAGGCATAAAAAACTCCTTTCATAAAATCAGCGGCAGGGCTATTGCCCCGCCGCTTTGGTTTAGTATCGGCATGGGGCCGAACATTTTCGTGAGATCACGAAAAAGCTACGCTATGCAGTTGTCAGCAGCCGCAACCGGCGAACTGGTTGCAGCAATAGGGGTTCTGCACCGTATAGGCCGGAATGGGAGAGGGCCGCAGCTGGGACACCAGATAGCTGTTCTGTGCCGCCTGAGATGCGGCCAGCTTCAAGCCCTGATTCTCGCTCTGGAGATCCTGCAGCTTGCTCTGGGTCAGGAAATCGAGGATCGCGCGGCTGTTGCTGTTGGCGTTGTCGATGATGTCCCGCGTTGCGGTCTGGATGGTGTTGCGGGTGTCGCAGCCCTGCGTAGCCATGTCATACCGGAGCTGTGCCGTGTCGGCCCGCTGGTCGCAGCAGCACTGCTGGGCCTGCATCTGCATGGCAGTCAACTGCTGCATGAGAGCCGCCTGCTGGTTGCTGCGGGAAAGCTCGGCCTGTGCAAAGCCGTTTGCCATTGCCATGTTGGTGCCGTTGACAAGCTGCGCCTGCTGGTAAAATCCGTCGCAAAGGCCCTGATTTACACTGTCGATCTTGCGCTCGACATTGGCAAAGTCAGAGGTCAGCACATAGCCGTCGACCACGCCGCCGCCATTGCCGCCGTTGTTGCCCCAGCCGTTGCCGCCCCAGCCGCAAAAAACAAACAAAAACAGGATAATGATCCACCATGCACCGTCATTGCCCCAGCCAAAGCCGTTTCCGCTGCCGGAGGTGTTGGCGGGAGCCACAGGCATGGTCATCGTCGGCATACCGTCAGATAGAGACATAATATCTCTCCTTTCAAAATTTTATCAATCAAATCGTGGCCACGATTTTGATTACCGCAAAAAGCTCTCAAATTGCTTTGCCATTTCTTGCAGCTGGTTTAACTGCTGCTGGCTCATTTTTCCGCTCTGCAGCAACTTCTGTACCTCCTGTTGCGGGTCGCCCTGAAAGCCTGCCTTGAACTGTTGGAACTGCTGCATCATCCGTTGGAACTGCCCCATGGGGCCGGGCATCTGCCCGCCCAGGGCCTGAAATAAGGGGTTAGCCATTCTGCTCCTCCTTCTCCTTCTTCAGCGCCGCCACCTGGGCGGCCAGGGCGTCAAACTCACTCCTTGGCACATACTCCACTGCCGGGGCTCGGGGTGCTCTGGTGGCCGCCGTGCGCTCGGTGTAGTCCAGAATACGCATCGAGGGCATCCCCGCTGCGTCCACCGACTTAATGTACACCGTCTGGGTCTCGCTGTCCCACAGGGGCACCGTGTTTCCGTTGGCCACCATGTAGCTCTTGGCACCGGTCTCCCCCTGCACCCAGATCATCCCCTGCTGCGGGGCCGGTGCCGGCGGCTGAAACTGCTGGCGCATCTGCATGAGGTTATCCGGCATAGGCGGTGCGTAATAGGGATTTTGCCATCCGTAAGGTGTGTAAGCCATTTTAGTCATCCTCCTTGACCCAGTAATACAAGATGTTCTCATTGCTGCTGTCCCAGCTGTCCCAGATCATGCCGTCGCAGACGCAGACCACATGGCCGGACAGAGCCAGAATATAGGTGCCTTTTGGGTGATCCTCCGCAAATTGCCCAACCGTGTAGCAGTCCGGGCAGGTGTCCGGCGCAATGTACCGCCGGTATCCGATGCTGCGGAGATACCGCCCCCAACAGGCGTTAGCCGACGGCATATCACCATCTAAATACCCTTGGATACAGAGCCGTAAATAAACCTCGCCCCACTCCATCCCGGTTGCCTTGACGATTGCCCGCACGGTGCAGTCCCCTACATTTTTCCCGCAGGGGTTGGGGTTGAAATGGTTATACATACTCCCTCCGGTCATCGTAGAGCAGCTCAATCATGCGCACGTAGCGTTCCAGCTCCGCCGGGTCGGTCTGCGCTATGATCTCTCGCGCCAACTCCGCCGGATACCCGCAGGCCAAAAGCCGCTCGTACATTGTGTGCGCCTCCTTTTACACTTCTATGATACAAAAAATCCGGTCAGCCAAACTGCCCGGAAACTGCCTGTATTCTGCCCTTAAACTGCCCTGAAAATATTTTGCTTTTTTTGCTTTTCTCTCTTGACACACCACCAAATTGGTGGTATTATAATAACAACAAGAGGGGCACAGCCCAGGAGGAAAATAAAAATGAAAATTACTGATGGAAAGAAAACCGTAGAAATCAAGATTCAGCGCTGGAATGGTTCCGGATATGATCCGGACTGGAGCCGCGATTATTTTACCGCTGGTTCCCTGCCCTATGATGAGGAAACTGATACTTATACCGTTGAGGATGTTGATTATTGCATCGAAATGGCCAACAACAGCACCTGCGAAGATGGCGCTTGCATCAAATATGACGAGGACGGAGTCCTTGTCCCTGACGAAGATATGGTCGTCTTTGTTGACGAACTGAATTAAGGAGGATATACCATGACTGATAAACAGTTCAGCACCCTCTTTTTCGGTGCACTTGCCGACCAAGACCGGGACATGTATGTATCAGACTGGGCGCTATCTGACATCTGGGGGGATCCGGAAGGCGCTGACATCCCGGATGATCGGATCCAGTCCTTGGGAGCGTTGTGGGATGTGGCTCATATTACGATCCGCGAGATCAGAGCAGCCACTGGCTTGTCTCAGGTTGCTTTTGCCCAGCGCTTCTGTATCCCGCGCCGGACGGTGGAGAATTGGGAATCCGGGGCAAGCGCTTGCCCGGACTATTTGCGAATTTTGCTGGCGCAAGCCGTAGGGCTATACACACGGGGCTAAAATATGCGGCTCAAGGCGTGCGTAAAATGCGGGAAGTTTTTTCCCGCCATCAAAGTTGAGCAGCGTGTATGTGCGGAGTGTTTTGCGGCAGAGAGATCTACCACCATACGCCCACGGACTTGCCGCGAGTGTGGCGCGACCTTTGACGGTGGCCCTCGGGCTTGGTACTGCCCCAGTTGCCGGGCCATCCGCAAAAAAGAGTCAGCTGCACGATGCCACAAAAGTGGAACAATCCGGCCTCTTGGCAGTATTGACCATTGTACGATCTGCGGGAAAGAGTATATTGTCAATTCGGCGCGCCAGCGGTACTGCAAAGACTGTGCCCCGGGAGCATATCGTCAGGCGGACCGCGAGGCATCCAAAAAATGGAACGAGGAAAATAATTATTATGAGCTGCGGGCACAGAAGCCGCGAAGAGGTCAAAAAGTCTGCGTGATCTGTGGAAAACCGATTTCCCCCGGAACCCCTCGAATCACATGCTCTGAGGAGTGTAACAGGCTCCGGATAAAATGGCATCAGGAGCGCACCCAAATCAGACAAGGAACCCGGAAAGCGCCTACCACAGTCAACCGCTTGGACAAGGATTTTATGGCGCAGCGCAAGAAAAAGCGGGAAGAAAAATAGAAAAAGCCGTGTCCGATTCGGACACGGCTTCTCTCTATCCCTGCATATCATCCGCGATCTTGGCGTAGGCCCTTCGCCGGATCTTGGCCAATCCGTCCACGCTGACGTGGAGCAACGCCGCCGCCTGTAGGCAACTCTGGCCGTGAACGTCCACCGCCAGCACCGCCGTCTCCTCGTCAGGCGGCAGACCTACCAACCGGACGGCCTGCGCCGCCCGGGCCGGGGCCATGGATGACAACAGCGCCCGGATCTCTCGGTTTGTTTTCTCCATGGGTTCTCCAGACTTGCAGAGCGCAGATTAACCGCGTGGATGTTGTTGCCATCTTCTGGCCCTCCTTTCGGTTTTATCCTTTCCAGTCAGCCTTGGCCTCTCTCACGTCGATATGACAAAAGCTGTCATAAACCCCCACGCCGCCCCAGTCTGGCATGATCGACCGGGCGAAGGCCGCCACCGTCTCCGGCTTCTGGCCGCTGACGGAAATATCCGCCGCCATGCCATAGCAGTGCTGGCTGTGGGCCGCACCGTTCACCTTGGCATTGTACTGCGGCGTCCGGTAGGCACTGTGGATGACCACCGGAGCGCAAAAATGGGAACGAATGGTTTCCAACACCATCACCAGCCGGGGAGCCACCAAAACAGCGTCAGACCCGTCTCCACACGCAAACTCCCGCACTTTAAAATGGGCGGAGAGCTGCTTACCCCCGGAGGCGGCTTTGCTGTAAGCGTGGATCTCAACCATGGTTATCCCCCCAGATCTGATACAGCGCCCGGACCATGTCGGCTCGTGTCACCGTGTCACCGGCGTTGGCGTCTGTCAGCAGGCCGCGAGCCTTGCCCCACGCAATGGCCGGGTCCTCCGCCTTGGCCGGGGTCTCCTCCCAAAAGAGCACCAGTGTCGGCACCTTGCGACTGCTGATCACCTTGCCCCCCGGGAAAATGCCCTGTGTAGAGCCGCCGCCGTCCAGCATGAGTGCGTCCTCCACACCAAGCCCCAAGAGCTTATTTTGCAGCGTCTCTCGCGTCATAGCGGTCTTGTCGCACCACAGCACCACCTTGCCGTTGGCAAGCCAGCCCACCGCCGTCCGGGCGGCGGACCGGGCCACATCCGGCGTCAGATCCCGGTACAGCTTGGCCCCGCCTTTGAGGATCGGCACGCCGGAGAGAAAGCTCCCGCCCCGGTCCGTCAGCATACGGGGCTTGTTATCGTTGCCGATGGAGAGGCCCCAATCCCGGTATGCGTCCCGGCTGATGATCTTTCCGTCGATCACCGTCCACCCCACCGGCTGAAATTTGCCGTTAAAGAGATACCCGTTGATAATGTGGCTGCACCCGGTTTCCGCCTTGATCTGCGCCGGGGACTTTTTGGCCGTGTTGTGGTACACCTGCGCTTTGGCGCAGGCAAACGTATCAACCATGGACCCGCACCCGCTTGTAGCAGTAGCCCTTGCTATCGTAGGACAGCTCAAAGCCGCCTGCCGTGATGGTGGTGTCCGACCGGGAAGGGTCAGGGTCCATCATGGGGATGGGTGCGCCGTAGTCCGCGCCGCCGTAGGGCTCGGGCCGGGTAGAAATGCGGATGTCCTTACCGTCAGATGCCTTAATGTACTTTTCCATATTTGTGCTCCTTTCAAATTTCGCGGCTTTTCAGCCGTTTTTCCGTTCTTCGTCCCCCGTCTCCGGGGGCTGGTTTCCAAAGGCGGGGGCCGCAGCCCCGGCCCTCGTCCCCCGTCTCCGGGAGAGGGGTTTCCAAAGGGGAGAGGGCCGCAGCCCTCGTCCCTTTGTGCCAAGAGGGGGTATGG